GCTCGCTCCCTGTCCGACCCACTTCGCCGTGCCGATCATCGACACTTCGCGCGGGATCCGGATATTGAACGGCACGCGCCGCACCTGCGTCAGCTGCCCGATGACGGCCTCTTTCATCACCAGTTCGATCATTTCGCCCGAGAGCGTCTGCGCGGCCACGAGCGCGCCCGCCCACGCGGGATCGGTCGTCGTGCCCGGGGTCACTGCGGCGCGCGTGATGCCCATCGCCTGCGCGCGCAGCACGTTGGCGATGTCGGTATCGTGCGGCCAATGATTCTTGGCGATCTCCATTGCCTGCATGAGATTGCCGCGACTCGCCGCGATGGCCTGACAGAGACGCGCGAACCGGATGCCTTTCGGCGCCGAGGCGATCTCGATGCGCGGCTGATTCACGGGCGCGGCGGCGCGGGCGATGATCGACTCCTGAGCGCGCAGTCGTTCAATCGTTTCGTCGACTTCCTCGATGGACTTTTTCACCTCATCGAAAGCCGACTGTTCTTCGCCGTTGAAGGCGCGGTTTTCTTTTTCGGATTTCTCCGACAGTTCTTCGAGTGCGGTCACTTTCGCCGCGCGCTGCTTGAGCAGTTCGGCAATGCGTTCGGAAACTTTCATAACGGGAACTCCGGTAGATAGGGGGAGTGCCTAACGCGGCGCGGAGATCTGAATGCCACGCAAGCGAACGCGTTGGATTTCAATGCGTGTTGCTTCCTGCCGCTCACGGACGGACGCGTCCAGCGGCATGATTTGGCGTATCAGGGATTCGGGGATATTGGCGGAGCGCGAGAGCGCCAGCGCGTTCGGGTTCGCGGGCACGGTCACGAGTGAGATCTCTAACAACTCGGGCGCGAGATATCGGTAGCCGGTCACCGTTTCGTTGTCATCGAAGATCGGCTCGTAGTCCTTGCCGCGCACGTTGCCCGTCGTGAACCCGACGGAGAACGCCTTCACGACCTTGTCTTTCACCAGACGCCACAGACTGTCGGCGAGTGTGGAAACGCCTTCGCTCGCGAATCGCGCGGTAGCCAGAAGACGCTTGCCCACCACCTCCACCGACTTGATCTCGCCGATGGGTTGAAGGTGATCGTGGCCCCAGAGGAACGGGCCATTCTTGCCAAAGTGCCTCAGATCCCAACCGTCGGCGACGATCACATCGCCGTAGCGGTCGACGGTTTCATCGGAGGCGACAAAGCGAATAGTTCGCTCGGCGGTTTCTTCCGCGTCGCTTTCCACCTTGCGGCGGTGATATCCGCCCGGTTGTTCGTTCCGTTCCATGGCGCACCTCGAGGCGAGTTGCGCGGGACCGGTGAACCGTCGCCCGCAGTTGGGGAGTCAGAGTTTGGGCGGCGGGGTCGCGGGCTTGGGCATCCGCTCGCGCGCGCTCGATGGCGGGCGATTTCGTACCTGAGCGGAATGGAGTTCGGGCACGGATATCCTTGGTGCCGGGACCGGTGAACCGTCGCCCGAATGCGCGGAATGTAGGCGCGCGTTGTAATTCCGTCAACGGGCGCGGAATGGTTTCACGTGGAACCTATCGCCGTGGATAGTTAGACTATCGCGGCAACGCGATTGCCAATCGCATTGGCGCGACAGAGGCAGGCTCAACGGGTGCGTCTGTTGAGCCTCACACGAAGGTGAGCGTGGGCGAGGATTCGGGTTCCGCTTCGAGTGAGATCCGCCGACCCATCGCCATGAGCAACGCCACGAGTCCGTCGATCTTCTGGAGTGGATCGTCGCGATCCTTTCGCGGGTAGATGTTGCCCTTGAAATCCTCCATCACTTCGACGCAGCCGACATTCCAGCGGAGCACCGGGTTTCCGTTGTGGTGGAATCGGCCCTGTCTCACGAGCGCGTCGATCTCTTTCATGGCCGGCGAGAAGTTCGCGACCGTCGGGCGGTATTCGATCACGGGGATATCGCGGGCGGTGAGATCGGCGGCGAGCTTCAACGCCTGCCACGGATCATAGGCGACGTCTAACAACACATGGCGCGTGGCGTCGGTCTGTAGATCTTGCTCGATGGCATCGAAGTCGATCACTTCGCCCGGGGTCGCCGTGATCCAGTTATCCGCCTCCCACGTCTGGTAGCTCGCGTTGCGTCCGTCGAGGATCGCCGCTTCCGGCAGATAGAAATGCGCGAAGGCGTAATAGTGGGTAATGCCCTCGATGACGCGGGCGAATAGTTTCACGCGCGCGGCGAGATCGATCTTGGCGGCAAGGTCTAACCCGATGACACATTCTTCGCCGTTGAATTGCGCTTCACTGCCCGCGTCGGCACACGCGTCCCATTGCAGCATGTTCATCCACGCCACGGCGGCGTTGGTCCAGATGTTGAGGTGCTTCTGCTTGAATGCAGTCTGCTGGCTGGCGATCTGGCGCGCGCGGTTCGCCAATGTCGCGATGGTCTCCGGGTTCACGGACGCGCCAAAGTTCGGGTTCGCCTTCGCCCAACTCGCCGGATCTAACCAGTCGTCGGCGTCGTCGAGCGTATAGATGATCCCGAAAAATGCGTCATCTTCGGACTCGCCGCGCAGCACCTTGATCGTGTACTTCCATTGCTCGAAGCCGATGCCCGATTGATTCGCGCCCGCCGTCGTGATCGAGAACAGAAGGGGCTGCGAACGTTTGCCCGTCGCGGTCACCAAAACGTCGTGGATCTCGCGCGTCTTGTGCGCCGCCAATTCATCGAGCACGGCGAAGTGGATGTTCAATCCGTCGAGCGCGTTGGCATCGCGGGACAACGCCCGCAGCGAACTGGCGGACGCGTCCTGCACCACCGCATGAGCGTGGACCGTGATCCCGTACTTGGCGCGGAAGGCGTTGTCCGTGCGCGCCATGTGTTGCGCCAGATTGAACACGATCCGCGCCTGATCGCGCGTGACCGCCGCCGCGTACACCTCCGCGCCGCCTTCACCATCGAGCGCGAGCATCAAAAGGCACAGCGCGGCGGCGAGTGAGGATTTGCCATTGCCGCGCGGGACCGCCACGAACGAATAGTGAAAGCGGCGCAGCGAGTTCGTCTTGTCGACCCATCCAAACAAACTACCCACGATGAACTTCTGCCACGGGCCGAAACGGAACCGCTTGCCCGCGCGCGGCCCGCGCACCTCACGGAACATCTGGATGGCACGTATGGCGCGCTCCGCTTTCTGCGCGTTGAACGTGTAGCCGTAGTCCTTGGATTCGATCCGGGCGAAGTCGCCCTCATGACGCTGACAGGCGCGGCGGACCCATTCGCAGGCGACGACGCGTCCCGTCAACACATCGCGCGCATACTGCAACGCCTCGGCGACGTTCGGGAAATCGCCCGCGAGTTCCACCAGATCCCCGTCGTGAACCTGCAACTCAGGCGCCGGACCTTGGATCGCCTCCATGTGGAGAGCGATGGCGCGTTGACGGCGTAGCTTCGGATCGGTGTCGACGGCCTCGCGTTTCTTCTTGTTGCGCTCGGCCCGTTTGATCTGTTCCGCCTTGCGGCGTTCGGCTTGGTTATCCCACTTGCGCGGGCGCCCGGGTTTCTTCTTCGGCTTTTCAGTTCCGGGGATTTCGATCTGGTCCACGCGCCGTGCTCAATCGATCTCATCCCAGCTGGTGGCGTCGCCCGGGGATCCTTGCACACGCGGGCCGGAGATCTTCGCGCGCCCGCCCGGAGACGCGCCCACTTCTGCGAAGGCGATCCGCAATTGTTCGCCGAGATCTCGCGCGAGGCGCGCATAAGGTTGCAGTTCTGGTTTGCCCGACGGCGCGCGCATCACAAGACCTAACTTCTTGCACTTCGCGTCTGCCTCGTTGGACAGGACCCAGAGGCGACAGACGTTGACGAATAAACCGCCGTCACCCGTGCCATGAACTCCGGGCACGACGACGTGCTCCATGAGCCAATCCCACATCGCCCGCTCATCGGGCGACAGGATCGCGCCCGGTGGAACGAGCGGCAGCGCGTTGATCTTCGGGCGGTCGTCGCGATGTCGTTCCGGATGGATGTCGCCGCGAATGAGTTTGAGAACGGTGGCGGTGTGTCGACGCGGCATTAGAGTCCCAGCCGTTGACGAAGTGAACCTTGATGCAGACGCCACAAAACGACCGGACAGGGATAGCGCGCCGTGCCGTCCGCGTTCATTCGCAAACTACAGGGCGTGCATACGCGTTGCCGTTGCGCGTCCGTCGTGGAGTAGACGAGGTGGCGCGTGCCCTTCGGGATGATCGCGCGGCAGTCAATACATTCATATTCCTGCCTCGAGGTTCGATAGGTGCAGCCGGAATAAACGCTCACGCGGGATCTCCTATCTACTCGCGGGCGACGTCCGCCCGATGTGAGGACCACCCGCGCGCGAATCCTTTCCGACCGTCGGACGATCTGACGTCAATCCGGGCACATGGCGAAATGGCGGAAAAACGCCGCTTTTCGTCCGTGATCGTGTGGTTCGGATCCGCGCGCGGGCGCCCAAAAAATGCAAGCGACCGGGCGTGCTTTTTGCGCCGAAAGCCCCCGACCTAGCAGGAATCCCCGAAATGGAGACGCGGGTAATCGACTGAACGCAACGCTGGAGGGTATTCGCCATATAGAATTCTCAGCGCCCCCCCACTTTCGCCGCCCCATATGGCGAAGAGGCCGGAGACGTCGCCTGTGCGACGATCTCCCGACGGGATGCAGCGCGAGGGGCACGACCGAAGGCCCCGTCATAGCGCGCCGTCGTGACAGATCTTGCAGAGAGCTTGCAGGTTGTCGCGGTCGAAGAATCGACCGTTGTCTCCCTTGTGTGGTGTCACGTGATCCACGACGCGCGGCGCACGTGCGCAATCCTTTGTAGCGCAACGTCCACCAGCCTCAGAGAGTACCTGCGCGCGCAGGACCTTCCACGTTGGCGTGCCATACAGGGCCATAGCAACGGGATCCCGTCGACGTGCGTTCATCGCGCGCGCGCGTTCGGCCTCATAGCGCGCGGAATGGTTGAGGAATGCAGGACGATGGACCCTATTAGTTAGACGCGCGGGTGATGGTGTCTTAGCCATGTGTGGTGATCCCCTTACGTTCATCGATCACAGCCTGACACCAGTAGACTTCCCTACCTGTAGCGTCTAACAACATGCTGCATGTACGGCAGACCCTATGACTGTGCATCAGTCCTGTCTGGTACGTCAGATGGCGCGCGCCTTTGGGGATCTGTCCACTGCATCGGGAACATAGATAGGACTTGCGTCCGCTGACATATCTGCTGCTTTCGTAACTTCCCATAGTGGTCAGCCCTGTACCGTTGGAGCGTCCGGGTCGGTGGTGCGCCGCCGCTGTGCGGATGGTTGGTCCGCCATTGCCTGCTTCGGACGCTTCGGGTACGGAAGTGAAAGGGATTGAACGCGCGCGCGCATTAAATCGTCAAGTGGCATGAGGTATCGATGCTTGGCGGTCTGAATAACCCGTTCCGCGTGAGCATCCACATTCGCGCGCAGCCATGCCATCTTCTGGCTACCCGATCCGTAGGTGATGTGGATCGTTCGCGAGTGGACCATCTTGCCGTGGATCTTGTAGCAGTGCGTCGCACGTGCTCCGGTATAAATCCAGTTGCTCGCTTGATAGACGCCACCGTGATGTCCGCGATCCGGATCCGCGAACGACACGATGAGCCGCAGCCCGGGGCTTTGCTCCTGTAGCAGTTTCACGGCAAAGCGCATGATTCTCGACACGGGCGAGACGTGCGTGGTGAGCGCGATGCGCGTGAGTTCGCAAAGCTCCGTCTGTTTCAGCCCGTAGGGTTTGCCCAGCTGCGGCGTCGCGCCACGCGAGAAAATCACCACGCCAATAAATTGTTCGTCTTCCCATACGCCGACCTTCACCGTTTTGCAGCGGGGCATTCGTCGGCTGTAATGCCAATGCTTCACGGCATACAACGCCGCTTGATGCGTTGCCCAGTCGCATTTAAGACGGACTGAAGACATGGCCGCACTCAGGACACGTGATGGGCGACTTTTGGTCGAGTCGTTGTTGGTCGTCAACGCTCGCAGGCCCGAACGCCTCCGCGTCTGGTGCGCCGATCATGTCGGCGAGTTCTGCGTCGGTGAACCCGAGTGCAGCCAAGTCAAAATCCGATATCTTCAAGCCAGACAGTTCATCGATCAGCAAGGCATCGTCCCAACTACTATTCTGAGCGAGTCGATTGTCTGCGATCACGTAGGCGCGCTTTTGAGCGTCCGTCCACCCGCGCGCCGTCATCACGGGCACGCGTTTCAGTTCCAAGCGTTTCGCGGCCTCGAGGCGCGCGTGGCCCGCGATCAATTGGCCCGCCTCATCGGCGAGCAGCGGAATCGTGAAGCCCCATCGCTTGATGCTCGCCACGAGTTGATCGATTTGACCCTCGCCATGCAGTCGAGGGTTGCGAGCGTATGGGGCGAGCGTGTTGATATCGCGTAGCTCGGTTTCCGAAGCGGGCCAACTGGTTTCTTCACCACTGCGTTCGATGATCTTCCGTGGCTGCGCGGGCGCGGGTTTTTGCTTGCGCATCTTCACGCGACGATTGCCGGGGATCTCCACGCCGTTGCCTTCCGGTGGCGGCGGATCCTTCGGCGGTGGCGGTTCTTTTCGCATGTTCATCGCCCCATGACGTGAAAGTATTGTTCGATGCACCACGCGCGGATTTTGGTGTAGCCGACCTTCGAACTACCGTCGGAGAACCTGCCAGACAGCAGCACGTCGTCTCGATCCGCACCAAGCGGCATGGGTGCGTGATGCCACACGTTCGGCGATGTCGGATCCTCGATGGTGAGCGTGGGCATATCGGGCCAGCCGCCAGCTTCCTCCACCGTGTTGACCCACTGCGAGGGTCCGCTAGTTTGCCCGCGTATCGCCGCGTCGATCTGATCACACACGCGATTCACACCGCCTTGATACAGGTAGCGACGTGCGGGCATACAGCCGACCGTTTCGCGGATCAGTTCGCAGAAGGCAAGCCCGTCCTGCATCGTCGGAGTGAGCGGGGTCGCGCTGGGCTTCAGGACGCCCGAATAGTTCGACCCGTAGCCCTGCGGCCACGCCAGACGTCGCAGCGTCGGCTGCGGGTAGTCGTCGGGCTTCTTGGTAAAAAAGTCGTCTTGTGATGCGACCGGCGCCCAGCCGAATTGGCAGTTATGCGCCGCGTGGCCCGTTGAGAAGTCCGTGACGTTCTGCACCTTGCCGAGCACGAGCGAATCGTTATTGTTAGGACCACGCACCGACACGCAGCCGACCAGATTGCAATGCATCGATTTGTCGAACTGCGCGTTGAAGCCGCCGTTATCGCTGATATGGAGCGCGTCGCCTGCCTTGATGTCGGGGCGCCCGTGATCGTAGTGGAGCACGTTGACGTGCGCGTGCTTGTTGGCCGAGACGAGCGGATTTCGATCCGTCGTGTGTGCATACAGCGATTGGCTGACGTGCGAGAAGTCGCAGTAGTCGGATCCACCGATCAGATGCCCGTAGCCGTGATCCGTACCCGGCTCGTGGTTCTGGACGTTCGGATCCGCGAAGTCTGGCGGCTTGTGGAGCGGGTCATAGATCGCCCCGCGTATCCAACTCACGCCGAGCGCGGCATAAAAAATCTGGACGCCTTCGTCCATCGTGAAGCGCGCCTCGCAGTTGATGTGGGCGAGACCGAGCGACGTATTGCCATCCGCGCTCGCTTGCAACGCGTCGCGATTGCCCACGTGAAAGTTGGTCACGCCTTCCGCGCTCGGCATGTCGCCGACCCACGAAGGCAGATGCCAGATCCTTACGTTGCTGCCGCCGTTGACGACCATACACGCGCACTGCACGAACAGACCCGCGCCCGGGGCACTGTGCCCGATAAAATCCATATTGCCGCGACCCTTGGCCGAGAGCACGACGCGCCCTAGATAGACGTAGCCGCCGACGTCCGTCATGACGTACTTGTGAAAGTCCTCGCCTTGATCAGCGGCCCAACACCAACGCAGCGTGCCCGAGTAGCAGTTGGGGCCTCGATCATCGGGACCGCCTTCGTTACTCTCATCGCGTGACGTCACGAAGTACAGCTTGGACGGCTTATCGCCGCCGCTCACATCCATCCCGTGCCCCGCGACTCCCGGCAGCGCCGAGAGGTACGGCGGCGATTGATACGGCCAACGGATCATGACTTCAGACCCTCCACGGGTTCGATGTGGATGGACGCGGCGCGCTTCGCCTTCTCGCGCGCCTCACGTTCGTCTCGTTCCGCGACATCGTAGGCCAGCCACTCCGCGACGTTGGCGAAGTTGCGGTTCCCTTGCAGGATCACGGCCCCGTTGGGCAACACGATGGCCCAGTCAGCGTCGCCGCCGTTCACTTGATCGTCCAAGGCGATAGGGATGGGCCAGCCGCGCCCGCAACGCCACGCGATGATCGGGGTGAGGTACGCCTCGGGCGGATCGTCATAGGTGGACTGAGCGAGTTGATACCCGGGCAGCGCGGGCACGACGGGGCCGCTATTCAGAAACTCCACCGGATCGCCCATGAACGCGACGATCTCGCTGTGATCGGGTCCGAAGTGCGCGCGGTACGTGCTGATCTTTCCGCGCCCGTGCGGTAGTTCGCCGATCTTTTCGAGGAACGTCACGCGCTCCCAGTTGATGTATTCCGTGTCAGTCATGGCGAACCTCGAGGTGGTGGAAGATCGTTGTATTGACGGATGGCGATCAGTGCCTTGTCGAGCGAGTGGGCGATTTCCGTGTGCCAGCCCTGAGCGATGAACCGCTCGCGCCATTCATTCTGCGCCGCGCTCACGACGCCGCGCTGTGCCTTCAACTCAAGGGCGAAACCGTTGAAGGATCCACGCCGCGCGATGCACAGAAGATCGAAGACACCGGGCTTGACGCCCAAGCCCTTGAAGATCGCCGCGAGCTTGCGATTCTTGGCGGCGAGGCCATTGGGCGGGTGGAACGTCATCGCCCACGTCTGCGGATAGCACAGCGCCCAGAACTCACACGCCGCGCGCTGGATGTCGTCTTCCGGATGGGCGCGCGTCTTCGTGCCCGCCACGACCGCGTCGACGGCATCGCGGGCGAGCATCCCGCGTCTGACGAATTCCAGTAGTTGGTCGGCGTTCATGCGCATCAGTGTTCGTGCAGCCGTTGGACGAGTTCGTCATCGACCGGGGTCGCACCCGCCAGAGCGAAGATCTTGCGGGCGGTATCGATGTTGCTGTTGGTCATCCGATGCATCACGAGCGCGCCCGGTTTCTCCACGGCGAGCGCGATGGCGAACACGACCGGGGATCCGATCAGCCGTTCTAACTCCCGCTCGATGGTGTGTCCGTAGGCCATTACGGCCTCGATCACGTCCGGTGGCAGGGGTGCGGGTATCCCTGTCATGGCCTATCCAAAGGGGTGAATTTCTTGACTCTGGCGCCCGCGCGCGTATCGTCCGAAATCGTCGATAGACGTCTGTCGACGTCTGTACGTTTCAGAGGAAAAACCAATGGCAAAGCACGTGTGTGACGTTCCGGAGTGCGGCGAGGAAATTCCGGAAGGTCGAGGTAGTAAGGGAGGACTTCCGATCTGCGACCGGTGTCGATCCGGGCAGTACTACTGGCGCAAGCAAGGACTCGCAGCCGTTCACACGCGACGAGAGCGCCTGCATTTTTTCGAGCAGCGACTCGATTACCTAAGCCCGCATATCCAACGAATGATTGGCGACGCGCGCAACCGAGTCCGCAAGGCACGGAAGGCCGCGTCAGAGAACGGGGTCCGGCATTAACTGGGAGTAGTTTGATATGGCGAAGATTGAAGTAGTGCGTGAGGGATTTCTCACGAGCGGCACGGGGCGACAACCCAAAAAGGATCCGCCCGACTTCCACTGGCCCGCGACGAAACGCGTGACGGCGGACGTGAAAGAAAAATTCCGCGCGAAGCTGATCGAGGAACTGCGCGCGCGCGGGATGGATCATCGAGATCTCGCCATCGCCGCGCATGGTCAGGTGAAACACAAAAACGGACGCACAGTCCCGCGCGCACCCGGGCAAGCTCGCGGCTGGGTCTTCGGCAAGTCGTTCCCGACGGCGAAGGCGGCGGCAGGGATCGCGGGATACTTCAAGTTGAGCATGGCGCAGTTGCTTCAACCCAAGGGCGAACTGAAACCGATGGAACTGCTGCGCGTGGGTCCGCGCACGAAGACGAAGAAAGCCAACGGGCACGATCACGGGGCGGCGGCGGTGGAACAGACGGGGGCGATTCGGATGCTCCACGAAGAACCGCCGCCCCTTCCGTTGCCGGAAGGCGCGAAGGCACCCACGGTCAAGCTCGAATCGTTGCCCGGAGATCCGCGCTTCATGTCCATCGAGATCAGCGGCGTGATGCTCGTGGATCGCGCGCTCGCCTTGGTCGCGATGATTCATCCGGAGCATCGCTAGCCCGCCCGTAGCACGTCGAGACTTTGGGCCAGACGCGGCGCGGGTTCGACGTGGAGTCTGTCGAAGTCACCGTGAAGTACTTCGTGGACGATCCACGTGATCCCGCGCTCTAACATCGCGCCCGCGAAATTGCTGACGCCCGCGACGGGTCCGCTCCTGTCTGCGGGCACGACGTAGATGACATACGCGTATTGCTTGCCGAGATTCTGCCGAAGGTACGCCTCAAGAAGTGACGCCTGAATTTCCA